AAAGCAGCGCTTGACATTGGGCTGTTTCTCGGGCTGGGAACCACCGCAAGCAGCATTCCTACTAGCAAGACCGGATTAACCGAGATTCTCAGCCTGTCCGATGCCAGCATATCTACTACATCGGAGCAGCAAAAAGGATCGGATTACAAGACACCTTTTGGGTACAGCCAACAGGTGGTAACCGATAAAACATGGTCCATGCCGGCACAGTTTAACCTTGACGTAACGAGTGAAGGTTACGCATTGCTCAAGCGTGCCGAAAAAGGGGCGCCTAGTGGTATTACCGTGCAAATGTGGCGAGAGCTTCCATTGTTTGGCAGCACCCATAAAAATCCGCAAGTTGAAGCCGCTGTTGCATCTGTCGCAAACTACAACGAAGCACTAGCTCGGGGCGGCATTATGGCGATAACTTTCAACTTCATAAATTACAGCGAGTTGCTGACTTACCAGCAAGGCAATCCCATTGCAACGCTGACCATCACCACTCCTGGCGCGGGCCTGAGCGCTGGCACCGCTGTGCCCCTGGTGCCCGTGACGCCAGGCCCCGGCAACATGTCGGGCTTGGGCGCCACCGCGACGATCACCGTGAATGGCAGCGGCGTGACTCAAACCGCCACGATCGTCGGCGGCGGCCAGAACTTCAGGGTGGGCGACACCTTGACGATCACCGATCCCGCCGTGGTCGGCGCCGGCGACACTGCCCCGCTGTTCACCGTGGCGACGGTGGCCTAAGAGTTGACGGGGAGGGGGGCTGCGGCGCTATGGTGTTCGCAGAGGTTCCCACCTCCTTGGTTTCCAACCGAAACCGCCACATTTCCGGCCCCTCACTCCCCTGCCAGGGAGTGGGGGGCTTGTGGTTTGCGACCACTTGCTTATGATCCTGTTGCAAGACCGATCCTCCTTGGTTCGGTGGATCCAGCCGCTGCCTCAGTTTTCTCAGGACCGGGGGCAGTTGCTGGAATGGATTGGCGGGGGGCTCCGAAAGGGGCCCCTTCGCTTTATGCGGCGCTATCGTGTCCGCATCTGGGGGCACCGGTCTCCATGAAACCCTGCAAGAGCTCGGACCTGTTCCGGGCTTTTGTGGTGTTCGGGCCCATTACGCCTCCCCCTAAAGCCCCCCGGCCTGGCTCAGCCGCTGCCACTGCTCGGCGAAGAACTGGGCGAGCGGGTGCTTGTCGAGCGCTGGCTTGATCCAGTTCCGGCCTGGCAGCGCTCGGCCGCTGGCGGTGATCCGGTCTTCGAGGATGGACCTGGCGTAGTGGAACCCATCCTCGCTGACCGGATCCCAGGTAAACGTGATCGTTGACCCTCGCGGGTTGTCCTGGCGCCGCTGCGAGTTCAGAAAGTCACCGGAGTCGACGATGTTGCGCGGGCTGGAGGCGATGGTGTAGGGCAAGCCGCCTTGTGCCTTCAAGACCTTATTCTTCTGGCGAAACGTCTTGGCTTTGTTGAACTTGCCGTAGCGGTAGGTTATCCCTGGCCATGGATACTGAACCGCCTTGATTTCTTCCTTCAGTTGCGGGCCGATTACATCGCCGTACTTCGCCATGATTATCGGCACACGCAACAGTAGCTTTTTGGATGTAAACCCGGTTAGCTTTAGATCAACAGTAATCCTAGCCATCGACGTACACCGCGAGTCGGATGCGGTCACCGATAACACTCTGCATTATGCCGCCGATCAGCCCTGTGGAGCCGTAGGGGTGGCGCTCCTGCAATACCTCACACCTGGCGGGCGGCTTGCTGCTGAACACCAGCAGCCCCCTCACGCCGGCCTGGATCCTGGCGTCCAGGGCCTGAGGGTTCACCGCGTAGCCGTCATAGGTGAGCCGGTCAGTGTCCACGCCTGGGAACCCAGACCCGTTGCGGCCCCCCTCGCGCAGGAACAACGACACGATGATCTGCTCGGTTTTGGGGACGATGTTCCCGGTTACTGGATCTTCAATGGTGCCGATGTCCACAACATCGAATGTTGCCGTGGCGTTGACCTGGCCTAGAAGTGCGCTGCTCATGGTCTAGTTTGCCGTGGCGGATCGCTATTGCGGGTTGGTTCCATCAGGAGCGGGCCCGTTGATGTCAGCCACTGGACCGCGCCATTGATAGACGCCATGGGGGGCACTGATCCAGCCGTCTCTTAGTGGGATCCACCAGAAACCCCTACCCCAAGCGCGGTAGCGCATTTCACCGTTCCAGCGATCGTCAGTCGCCCAGCATTCGTACCACCCTGGCTGAACCGGGATCAACCGCGCTGACTGAATGCCGTGTTGCGAGGCGCTTGCGTAAGTGGTCACGTTGCGTCTGCTGCGGATGGGCCTGAGGCAACCTAGAGGAAGACAGGGACGGCATGACAGAGAATCTGGGTGATGCGCTGCTGGTCGTCCGCGCCGACACCACACAACTGGACGCGGGCTTCAGGCACGCCGAGGAACGGGCTCGCCAGGCTGGGGCGTCAGCTCAGGAGGCCTTCCAGGCACCGGCGAACAGCATCGCGGCATTGCAGGCAAGGCTTGCCGAACTGCGCCAGGCCTTCAACGTCGCAGAGATCGGGTCGGCTGAGTTCAACAAGCTGCGAAATCAAATCCTGGGGGTTGAGGCAGCGCTGAAAACAGCAGGGGCAGCAGGGAATAGCCTGTCCGTGCTCAACGCCAAGTTGCAGGGACTGCAACAAGCTTTGCAAGCCGTTGATATTGGTAGCCAAGCATTCCGCAATATCGAAGCGGAGATTAAAAATATCCAACGCCAACTAGCGACGGTAGGGGCATCCGCCAACAGCCTTACGGCGCTGAATGCCAGGCTGCAGGAACTGCAGCAGGCCCTGCAGCGGGTTGACGTTGGCTCCCAGGCGTTCCGCGACCTCCAGCGCGAGATCCAGCGCACAGAGCGAACCCTGGCGACCGTCGGCGCGGTCGGCAACAGCATCACAGGGCTGAGCGCCAAGTTGGCCGGCCTGCAGCAGTCATTCCGGTCGGTTGAGATCGGCTCCCAGGAGTTCCGCAAGCTCCAGCGCGAGATCCAGCGCACAGAGCGAGAGCTGGCCCGCGTCGATCAGACCCTGACGGGCCGGCTGGCCAGGGGTGCCCGTGGGTTCGGCGCAGAGGCCCTGCTGGCCCTCGGGGCACGTGGTGCTGCCGCCACTGCGCCGGTGATCGCCGCTGGCATGTTCCTGAAAAGCTCCATCGATCAGGCGGTCGAGCTGGAGACCGTCACCCGCAAACTGACGGTGACCCTTGGCCCGCAGGGTGCCGCGGGTGCAATCAATTTTACCCGGGGGATCTCGCGGGAGCTGGGGCTCTCGTTTGAGACGCTGGTCGGGACTTACAGCAGCTTCACCGCAGCCGCCACGGCGGCGAACATCCCGATCGAGCAGCAACGGCAGCTGTTCACCTCGGTCAGCCGTGCGGCACAGGCCTACGGGCTGAGCAATGACCAGGTGGGCGGGACGTTCCTGGCGCTGCAGCAGGTGGCCAGCAAGGGGACGGTGAGCATGGAGGAGCTTCGCCTGCAGCTTGCTGAACGCCTTCCCGTGGCGCTGTCGGCTACCGCCAAGGGGCTGGGCATCACGCAGCGCGATCTGATCAAGCTGGTTGAATCAGGAAAGCTGACCGCTACTCAGTTCTTCCCGGCTCTGTCCCGGGGCCTGGATGAGCTGACCAAGGGCGCGGCTGGACTGGAGACATCAGCGCAGATATTTCAGCGCTTTAGCAATGCGTGGCAAGAGTTACAGCAAAGTGCAGGCACCAATTTGCTACCCGCCGTAACCGCGTCGGTCATTGAACTTACCAAGGCGCTGGAATACTCTAGGGATAAACAGGTTTCCGAGATATTTGCCTATGATTTCGGCCTGTCAATAGAAAGAGCAGAGCAGGCGGCTGGCGCCTTGCAATCTATACGGCAGCGCTATAACTTAACCGAGCGGCAAGCAAGAAATATTACTAGCCAGGCTTTCGCATCTACTGGCGTAGAACCTGATATTTTTCGCCAGCGAATTTTAAACAACGAACAATTTCTAGATCTTCTGGGGCAGCTAAACATCAAAGCCGCCGAGTTCAGGAAAAACAATCGCGACACTGTAGGCGAAATCAAAGCCCAGGAGGCGGCGATTGCAGCCACCAATGAACAGGCCCGCCTTCGCAACCAGGAGACACAGAAATCCCTGGATCTGGAGCTCCAGCGCTCCAAGTTGCTGCAACAGGAGGCCAACGCATCCGCCCGCCTGGCGGGTTCCCGCCGCACGCCAGGCCTCGACGAGGCAGGCCGCGCCAGCCTCGAAGCTGAGCTGACCGTTGGCGAGAAAATCAGGGCGCTGCAAATCTCCCGGCTGGAGCTGGCCAGGGAACAGGCCAAGCTGCCAGGCACGGGTGACGGCAAGGAAGGCAGCCAGTCCCTCGCCAAGCTGGCGGAGCTGCAATCCCAGGTCCGCACCGGCGAAATCGATGTAGCAGCGGCCCAGCTGCAGGGATCCAGGGCCACCGCTGACGCGCTGCGGAGCCAGCAGGAGCGGGTTCGCCAGCAGCGGCTCGAATCCCAGGCCGCCGCGGATCGCCTCCAGATCACCCGAGAGCAGACCGCGCTGGAGGCTGCCGCCGCCGCATCGCAGGGCCAGGTTTCGGCCACGGCGCTGCTTCAGCTCAACCAGCGTGCCTCCCTGGCGGAGAAGCTCCGGATCCTCGACGCGGCCCGCGGCGGCTTGGCCACCGAGCTGGCCAGGGGGCCAGAGGCTGACCGCGTGGTGATGGAGGAAATCTCCGGCCGGATCGCCCGCGCCAATGCCGATGTGCGCCAGGCCTACGCTGAGGCGGGGCTGCAGCTCACCACCAACGCCAGGACCGCAGCGGAGGCACTCCGGGGGGCACAGCAAAACCTGCGGGGTGTTCTGCGTGGTGGCTTCGATCTGCTGACACCAGAACTGCAGCGGCAGCAGCTGCAGCAGGCGCGAGCGTCGATCCAACCACTCGTTGACCGAGGCGTGATTCGCACCGGGCTGGACATCAGCACTCCCGAGAAGCTTTTTGCCGTGGCCGGGTTCGCTGAGCAGCTGGTCCCGGCCCAAAAGGCGCTGGAAAATGCCATCAACGAAAACGCCAGGGCAACCCAGGCCCTCACCGAGAAAAACTGGAACGTCTACGTTCAGGTTCCAGGATCCGGCCCTGTGCCGATGCCCCTCCCCCGCACATGATCACCATCAACGGGCTGACCTTCACCCCCCTCACCGCCCAGCCGTTCGGCTACGAGGGCGAGGCCAGGACCGGCCTGACGGCTAGGACCTTCCGCTGTGCTGGCCTGCTCACGCCGTCGCAGTGGGCCACGCTGGTGGGCATCTACGACACCTGGCGCGGCAACCGGATCGCCGACGCCGACACGCTCAGCTCGGGCACCGTCGGCAGCACCGTGGCGCTCACCACTGGCAGCATCAACGGGCTGACCGTCACAGCGCTGGCCTGTTGGTTCACCGAGGCCCCCACCGGCGAGCAGGCGGGCACTTACGTGTCGGCATCGTGCACCCTGGTGGATGCGGCGCAGGCACTGGCCGTGCTGCTGCGCCAGGAGGAGAAGTCCCGCCAGGGGAATGAAGCCAGGCTGCCGAACTTGGGCACCGTCACCCTGGGCAGCGCCGTGATCACGCTCACCAAGCCGATGGAGACGCGGCGCGATGGCCCCACGGTGGCCATGTCACCTGGCGGGACGAGCATCATCAGCGGGGCGCTGGTGGCGCACAGAGTGCGGCAGATCGAGGGTTACATCAGCAGCGGAACCTTCGCCGATCTGCTGACCTGGTACGACACCACCATCGGCAGCAGTCCAGCGGCTGCGACCTGGTTCCCGATCAGCGAACCCACGGCTACGGCTGAGATCATCATCACCGGCGGGGCCAAGGCGACCCGTCACAGCGTTTCGCTCACTGCACTGCAGATCATCTGATGCCCAACGACATCCGCGCTACCTCAATATGCTCCTTAGGCGTCATCGTTGACAACGCCAATATCGATGACAGCTACATCAACGGCGGCGCGGGGCTGATCAAGACCACGGGTTCAGTGACGATCGATGGCTTGATTACACCAGCGGTCGGCACGCTAGTCACGTTCAGCTACACCAAGGGCGGCGTGACGCGGCAGATCCCCCGGGCGCTGCGGGTGTTGTCCAGCAACGCGGATCCGGCCACACGAAGGACCGCTGTTGAACTGGGCTGCCAGCTGACGTATCTGGATGATCTGCGGGAACGGATCAACTGGCAGGCACTGGATGATTCGAGCAACACACTGACTGCCGACGATGCCACGATCATTACCATCCCGATCCGGGCGCAAGGCGTTGCACAGAAGTGCTTAGAGGAGTTGGGCCTGACGGCGGCAAGCTTCAGCCTGACCAACGCTTTCAGCATCGCGCAGTTCGATCTGTCCCCCGGCTACGTGCAGGTGCTGAGCGATCTACTGGCGTCAGAATCTTTGATCGGCTACCTCAACACGTCGGAGGTCCTACAAGTCATCTCGCTGCAGCAGGAAGGCGGCACGGGTCCAGTGTTTGATCTCAACCAGCTAATAGGCTCAAGCAAGATTGGCTCCGGTAGGTTGCCAGCCGAAACCGTAATCGCCAGATACAGCAGCTTAAAGCTGAAGCAGCCAAAGCAAACCGCACCCGAGGAATGGCGCGAAAAAAACAATGCGGTTACATACACAATACAAATACCTTACACGTTAAAGGATACAGGAGAAAGCCGCATCGAAACCTACAACATTCTGGAGTCAACAAAAATAGAGACTGAATATCAGAACTATTCAACCACAAAAGGGCTACTACGGCTCCCGTTTCGCCGCAAGACAACATTTACAAGCGGAGCAGCGGCTCACGCCGGCAACGTCTTTAGCGAATACCTTTCGAATAATTTAAGCCCTGGAAACTCACAAGTAACCAAAATAACTATAGAGACATACCAGTATGACGACGAAGGAAACGAAACAATTTACCAGCGGGATGTTAGCGGTTCCCTAGGTTTCGCCCTTGGTTCTATCTCTGTGCCAATCGTGTTTGAGAACGACTACGTGTCACTGGATTTTACAACGCGTCTTGACCTTGAACGCGAAGTAATCGAAAGGGCGACAATCAAGAACACGCAACAGGTAACAACATGGACTTACGTTCCATGGTTCTCTACTGTTGCCGGCCAACAGGCAATAGCATCTAGCAGTAATGCCCTGCAGAGCGCTGCCGCTGTTGTTTCTTACCTCGGGGGAATTATTAGCGCTGGATTGCGACTCAGTGACTACAGGGTAGAAACAACCGAAGTGCCTGAGCCCCTAGGTGTTCCATCGGTGGCAGATCAGAACACGGCTGCGGCGGCCAAGGGCGGCGATGCTGCTAACGGCTGGCGCACAGCCTCGGAGGCCAAGGTTGTGCTGGCCATGGGCTCTGCAGTAGCGGAACGACGGGCCGAGTTCACGCCTCCCTACGTGCCAGATGACATATTCGCAAAGGTGAGTGGCGTTTATATTTCTACTCCAAGCGATGCGGATAGTAAGGCATTGAACTATGCCAAGGTGCAAAACCGGCTGGATCACGCCAACCGCAACGGCATGAACGTCCAGATGCTGCCGGAGCAGATGCCAGACGCCCCATTTAGCCCCATCATCCTCCGATCTGGCGGGGTGTCTGCCCTTTACCGCACCAACGGCGCGGCTTGGACGATCGGCCCTGCCGGGGTTGTGGCATCCACTGACGCGCTGTTCTGGGGCGCTGTGGGCGGTTCTGGCCCTCGGTGGTTCCCCGTTGCACCGGGGATCACCACGCTGCCAGCGGCCCCGCCAGTGGTGGGCGGACAGATGACCGTAGGGCAGGTGGTGCCCGTGGCCACAGAGGCATATGAGATAACGCTGAGAACGCGGATCAGGATCAGCGTCCAGGCATTCGACTACCTGCTGAGCGAAACGATCACCGTGCCGCCGCTCGTGACTCGGCTGAGGCTGGCCGCGTCAGAGGTGGAGCCGGAGGCTGTGGCGCTGCGGGTTCGGTCGCTGCTGTCAGTGTCCGAGGTGGCGCCGGAGGTGATAAATCTCAGGATTAGAACTAGGATCACTGTTGGAGGGGCTAATCCAATTAACGGCCTTTCGCCTATATTCTTCTACGATTTTAGTGACTCAGCAACGCTGACGACATCAGGAACCGAGATCACGGGGATCGCCGATCAAGGCTCGTTGGGCTGGAATCTGACCAAGGTCGGCACGGGTCCATCCCTGGCGGGCTGGGGCAACGGCAAAAACTGCGCCAACTGGGGGAGTTCGGGTCACGACAACGCTTTGCGATACGTGCACACTGGATCATCTCAAAACGTTGCGCAGATATTTATTGTGCTTGATGCTAATTTTGGATCAACATTTACAACTTACAACGGTTTGATCAGTAATATCGTTGATGATACCCTGGATTTTGGTGTAACAGCAAGAACAAATACTGCATCATTTGACAGCGCAACAAACTGGTTTGATTACGCTTCGCTGAATGGCGGATCAACGAACCAAATCACAGCGGTTTTGCCAACAATAAATAACCGCTGCGTTCTGATGGTGCGCAATGCAAACAGTAGCGCTTCCGTGCTTGATGATGGCATTCAGCTTGGAAACGATCGAAACAACCCCGGCAGGGGATGGGGTGGCCTGATGGGCCTGGTTGTTGGGTTTAGCTCGGTTCTCAACTCGACCGATGAAGCCAGCCTTGTCAGCTATCTGACAACAGAATGGAACGTTTGAGGCAAACTAGGAGACAGCAAGCGTAATCATGGCACTCACCGTTCAGCAATCAACCAAGGAACTTGCGCGAGTCGCTAACCTCGCCTACGAGGGTGAAACCATCAAGGTTGCATTATGCAACGTTGGATCTACAGGCTATACAGCAGAAAGCACGGTCACAAACTGGCTAACCACTGAGTTGTCGGGTAACGGTTACTCTCGGTTTTCGCTCTTACTACCCACGGGTGCCTATGACTCAGTTGATGCACGTTACGAAGTTCCGTTTTTTGATGCTGTGTTTACGGCAAGCGGTTCCGGTTTCACGTATGACAGGATTGTAGTTTATGTGGATGGAGCTACTTATCCTCACTCCGTAATCACAGAGAATCCAAACATAGCGATAGTTGCAGGGCAAAGCAAAACTTATCGCATCCTGCTTTCCGTGGATGACTGATGGCAACATTCATAAATGTTGACTATGAAACTATCAGCTTACTGGAGCAAAACAGGCGCCAGGTTGATGCTAACCGCATCAGCTCACTTGAAGGTGTCGAGCAGAAGCGGTTAGGGGATCAGATCCAGGCCACCCGCCAAAGGCAACGGCGGCCCGTGCGCGGTCGGCTGAGGCCCGGCAGGCGCGAGGAGCTGGCGGCTACGGCTAAGCCGATCAACCTGATTGTTCTTGAGCTTTCATATAATCGGAATGATTCTATAGGGATTCCTGATTTAAGAATCTATGAATTGATGCCTTCACAACCTGGTGTTTATGATTTAACAGTTAGAAATCAAACCGGATATGGAACTGGTTGGTTGTGGACTGAATTCAGGGAAGCTTTTGCAAACGATATTACTCCTTATTCGCGAGGATACCCTTATACTAATGGCAGTTTTCAAAATCAAGTTTTTTGGCCTGGAGATGATATAACTAATTCCGATCTCCCACAGCTTAATCTTAGTCCCGAAAAAAGATATGATTTTTTTGTAATTGATTTAACAAAAAATCTGGAACTTATAGAAAGTCCTTTTAACACAAGCACAACTTTTAATTATGAAGTCTATGTCTCACAGAGAAAATATATCCCGGTAGAATATGAGAATGTTGTCGATAAAAGTTTAGTATTAAATGTTTATCAGGTTTCCACAAGACCAGGAAATGCTTATACATATGGCCAATCATATAATAATTTTCCAGTAAATTTACTGGATTTGCCGAAGTTTATTGCGCTTGGCTCAAAAAATAAAAAAACAATAAACATCAATACAGAAGTAGATTTTAGGCTAGTAGATGTTGCAAATCTCGCATTACCTGGCAAAAAAGTTCTAAACATAAAAATTGTCAATTCAAAGTTTAATAAAATTGAAATCCTCACATGAAACCCCCAGCCAACCCAGCCGCCCTGCTCCAGCAGTCGCAACAGCAAACAAACGCCAACCGCTACCTGCATCTCAAGCAGCAGCAATACGCTAAGCTGCTGAAACAAGCCACCACCAAATGACCGGCCTACCCTACATCAAGCCACCCGAGACATTCCCCCCGCGTCGGATCGGGAACAACGCGTCGGGAATCCTTGAGGTTCCCGTCCTTGGCGGGTTGGCGGTGGAAGAGATTGACACAGTGACCAAACTGCTGGATGGCTTTCCCTCCGCACAGGTGGCCGAAGCAGAGGCAGCCATTGCCATAGCAGCTGCGGAGGGCTGCACGCCCATGGAGGCCCACCGCGTCGTTAAAGACGGTCTAAGCGGTCTGCCCCTTGATGATCCATCGGCTGAAACCATGCGACTGCGCCACGCTGCGCGGATTCACGAAGTCCTCAGGATTTACGAGGCGGCCGGCCGGCTCAACAGGTTGTCAAGCTTGACCGCAATCATCCGCCATCGGCTGAACCGGCCAGAGTGGACCATGGCCGAAACCCTCAAGCTGCCACGGTTGCTGGGCGATGGCCTCTGGAAGCTGGTGATGGATGAGCAGGACGCCGAGGATTTGCCAGCTGAGCCATTCACCGAGGACGACCTAAAAAAGCCGCCAGTGGGCGATGGAAGCCCGAGCGAACAGACTGGGGAGCCGTTTTCTGGCGGCTGTGCCACGCCTACCCCGGACAGTGGCACCGGGCCACCTTCGCCCGCGAGCTGAGGGCAACGGTCCTCCGCGCCTGGCGGGAGCTTCAGGCGATCGAGCGGGAGCAGGCTGCCAGGGCCGAGCTTCCCATCGCTCAGGTGTCGGCGATGCTAGCGAACATCAACCGAGATACGGCCAAGCAACCGCAACCCTGGCCGGTTCAGGATTTCTGCTTCTACCGCGACCGTGGCAGCACCGGCGACAGCAGCGGAATCCCGCCAGAGGCCGCAGCTGTGGCCCTGAGCCTGAAACACGAGAACCGCTGCCCCGAGATCCTGCTGGTTGCCTGGCCGGCAATCGTTGAAGCTGCCGACGACACCACCAAACCCCCGCCAGTGAGGGCGCTGCACAGCGACGACGGCGCCGTGTGGGTGCTGGCGCCACAGATGATGCAAGGCGGCTGCCGTGGTGGGCTGGTGGCCGTGCGCGGCACCGTGTCGGGGCCGGTGCTGCTGCGGGAGCTTGATCGGCCCCTGCTCACCCATCGGCTGGTGCTGCCCAGGCGGACCGGCTACGGCTGGCTGGAGGCCAGTCTGTTCCTGGCGGGTGATGCAAACTAGACCATGAACATCCGCACCCTACGGACATCGCTTGAGGCAACCCTGGCCAGCCAGCTGGGGACCTACACCTATGCCAATGGGGCAACCACTCCGGCGATTGCGGCGCGTGCCTGGGGTGAAGCGCTGCCGCCGCGTACCACGGTCAGTGGGATGGAGTGCCTGATCATAAGAAATCCTGAGCTAGATCCAATCGTTAAGCAATATCGAGATGAAGTGGCGTTTCAGAAGTGGACTATATTTCTGGTTGATTGGGGCGGCTCCGTTGACTTGCACGATGCCGCTTCTCGCCTGCTCTGGGCCTACCCTGGCAGCGAAACCTCAGTAGTGCAGGCACCGCAAAGCGTTGGGCCTAAAGCGTGGATGCGGGTTGAGTTGACCACATCGCCCGACTTCTCGCTTGAGACTGGCGGACTGCTGCTTGAAGACGGCGGCTATCTGCTGCTTGAAGACGGCGGCAAGCTGTTACTGGAGGTGTAACGATGCCAGACCAAAAACTCAGCCAACTAACAGCGGCGGCAAATGTTGCCGGCTCAGATCAGCTCTACATCGTCCAGGGTGGCCAGTCCAAGCGTGCAACCGCCTCGCAGCTGCCGATCAGCACGGCAACAGCCGCAGCGCTAGCGGACAAGGACGCCAGCGGCACCGCAGCAGCTGCCATCACTGCTCACCTGGCGGCGGTCGATCACACGTCTGTAACCCTCGGTGCCACCGTGGCCGACGTGCTGGGGCTGACGGGACAGCAGCTGACGGCCGACGACCCGGGGGCAGGTGCCGATCGGCTGGTGTTCTGGGACCACTCGGCCGGGCGCCTGCGTCACCTGGCGCTGGGCTCGGGCCTGGCGATCACTGACACCACGATTGACGCAGTGGGCGGCACCGGCGGCTACCCGGCGTTTGCGGCCCCGACCGGCTTCACCGTCACCGGATCGGGAACCGCCTCTATCACGCTGTCGTTTGCCACCGGCTACGGCCTGCCCACCACGGCCAGCCAGGCCAGCTGGGACGCGGCTGCGGGGCTGGCAGCAACGGCGATCCAGCCAACCGATAGCCGCCTGACCGATGCCCGCGAGTGGTCGGCAGCCACGGTCACGCAGGCGGCGGCAGAGGCGGGCACCGAGACGACGCGGCGGGCCTGGACGGTGCAGCGGGTCTGGCAGGCCGCGGCGGCATGGTGGCTGAGCATCACCGGCGCTACGGGTCGATCCCTGGCGGGGGCCTCTAGCCCGGCGGCAGGGCGCACAGTGCTGGAGCTGGGGACGGCGGCAACCACAGACGCCACTGCTTACGCCACGGCGGCGCAGGGGGCCAAGGCCGACGCGGCGGTGACGGCGGTCACCGGCACGGCTCCGATTGCCAGCAGCGGCGGCGTGACTCCAGCCATCTCGATCAGCGCGGCGACAACCACGGCGGCGGGTTCGATGTCGGGAGCGGACAAGAGCAAGCTGGATTCAGTCGCCAGCGGCGCCACTGCGAACGCGACTGATGCTCAGCTGCGAGACCGCAGCACCCACACCGGCACCCAGTCAGCCAGCACCATCACGGGCCTCGCCGGCGTGGCCACCAGCGGCGCCTATACAGATCTGTCCGGACGCCCAACCCTGGGGACTGCCGCGGCCCTGGACACAGGCACGGCAGCCGGGAACGTGGTAGCCCTGGACGGCAGCGCGCGCCTCCCAGCTGTTGACGGTTCCCAGCTGACCAACCTGCCGGGCGGCACTGGCGGTGGATCACCGGCCGGCACCGGTAGCGAGCTGCAGTTTCGATCTAGCTCCAGCGCATTTGGTGCTGTAACCGGTAGCTCTGTGGATGGATCTGGGAACATAACCCTAGGCTCCAGATTTACATCTACGGTTGCCAACGCCCTGAGTTCTTCGGCGCTTTTGCTGTCGGGAACCTGGATAACTAGCGGGGGAACGAGCACTACCACTAAGCCTGCGGTTCTAATTGAGCCTGCGGGAACTACAAGCAGCGGCTGGCCGACTGCCGGCAGTGCGTTTGGGGTTAACTGCCCGTCTGGGTTTACTGGATGGCCTATTGCGGTTCACCAGAATGGATCGCTGAGATTTGGTATTGATCTGGGAAACAACCGTACACATATTAACAACACGGGCACCCGGGGCGATTTTTATTTTGACAAGAGTGGTGGTGGCGGCGACCCTCGCATGGTGTTCCTAAACAGCACATCAACATTTCAATTTTTTGGCTTGACAGCGGTAACTGTTCCCGTGTTACAGTGCACTGCAACAACGTATGTGGCATCCCAAAATATTGAAACATCAATTTACGGCTATGGCATTGTTTCGCGTCGCGTAGGTGGTGCAGGTGCTGTTAATCAAATGTGGGAAGGTGGAACTAGAGGGGGGTTTGATGAGTTCAACAAAGGGCTCAGTATTCGAGCAATACCGAGGGGCACAGCACCGAGCGCAACACCGACCAATGCAACAGGAAGTGAGCTAAACCTGTTCGGTGGAGACGCCTTTACTAACGCAACAAACGCGGCCAACGGTGGAGTCGTAACGATAAACGGTGGGATAGGGTATGGAACTGGCGTCGCTGGTAATGTCGTTGTTTGTGATCTGCGGGGATTTTTCCAGTTTGGCCGTGAGATCACCGTTGCTCAGTTGCCAGCAGCCAGCGCCACATTTAGGCGTGCGGAAGCCGTGGTAAGCGATGCGAGCTCACCAACGATTGGATCAGCCGTTGTTGGGGGTGGGTCTGCCATCGCCAAGGTGTGGTGTAATGGCAGCCAATGGACTGTTATCGGTATTTAACTCAATCCTCAATCAAATGAACTTCACAATCACAATCCCCGAAGACCTGGTTCCCGGAATCACTGCTACAGCGTTTCGCGAATCAGAGCGACTTGGCGTAACTGTCACTCTTCAGATGGTTGTGCAGCAAGCAGCCGAAGCGGCCGCCACAAAAACAGCCCAGGATCTAATAGTGGGACGGTTTTACAAGGGCCCAATTCAACCGGAGTTCAATCAGGACGGGACTCCGTACAGCCCATGAAAGAATCTGATCTCCTGCCGTTTTACAACCGCTTCTCTAAAATTGAAGCCTTACTAGAGGCGGTACAGTTTTCTTTGCAGGACAGCAAGCGCGAGCTTACTCGCCACCTAGAGCGCGTAGATCGGCTAGAGCTAAGGCAGCTAGAAATAGAAAGAAGGATGGTGACGGGAGAGCAGTTTAACGATTTACTCGGAAAAGTAAACGCACTCGCTGCTAATGAAACGGAGAGAATTGCAATCGCTAGAGAGCTTCAGGACCTAAAGGATGCACTAAAAGCACTAGAAAGAGATGAAGCTATAAGAAAAGGTAGCGATAAAGAGAAAAAAAACAGTGTATCGAGCTTGCAGTTTCGCATAGCGCAATCGATTGCTATTTTGGCTACACTTATTGCTTTCGGTCAAGCCGTGCTGCCCTCGCTTATCAATCAGCCAGCGCAGTTTACTCCTCCGCAGATCCAAGGCAAGCCATGAACAGAATTGTCACCATCGCCCTGGTTGGTTGCACTGGCCTTTCTGCCGTAGGCGCCTTTGGGGGGCCGCTCCTGTGCTCTGGACGCGGGCCGGAATGTGCGGATCGGTGGGGGGCGGCGGCAGGGGATGCCCTGAAGGCTGCAGCGCTTTTGGGCACCCTGCTGGCCACCTGCCCAGGGAGGGCTAACCCCTAGGCCATCGAGGAGGCTCGATGCCACGGGAGCGGCAGAGGGCACTCAGGCGAGCCTGGCCCTCGGGGATGCTGCCGGCAACAACACAAATCCCGCTAGCGCAGATTCGCCACGCGACACTCCCGTTCTGGCGGGTGATCACGTCGATAGTGGGAGGATCGGTCATCGCTCCATTTTCTGGTAGTCCAGCCAGAGCACCAGGGCGAACAGCGCGAATGGGGCGGAGAGCACCACCAGGGCCGCCAGGCCTCTCAGGTTGTCAGCCATCGGCCCAGCCCTCCAGTTCGTCGGCAATGGCGTGGATCCGTGCTTTGCCGCGGTGCATACTGAGCGCAGCGGCGCGGAGGGCGGTGGCAGCCAGTCGCGCCATCCGCGGCGCCTCTCGCGGAATATCGGCCGGGTCTAATACAAACGCCTGTTGCGTCAGCTCGGTCAGCACCGCTTGCGCGGCGGGGGGAGAGGGGGCGGCTCATCGGTCGGCTTCCTCGTGCAACGGCAATGGCTTGGGGTGAGCCTTACCGCAATGCTCGCAAGTTGTACCAATCGGCCACCCTCTTAAGGGAACGTATCCAACCTCGCTCAGCCTGTAATGCCAGGCATGGATACCAACAAAACAAAGGATGCGGTTAATCATTGTTGTGTTTCCCGATTCAGTCAATCTGCCGCGCTTCGGCAGCAGGGGAGAGGGGGCGGCTCATCGGTTGGCCTCTTCGCGCAGCATGGCCGCGAAATAATCGGCCGAGGCAGTGGCGCTGCTGACGGGCACTTCCTGCTGGGTTTCCAGCCAGTCGGCTACAGCGCGGATCATTGCCCCATGGACCTCGGAATGGTCGGCCATGGGGTTTTCAGCCAGCTCACGCCCCTGAGCGTCGTGCATGAGCTGCCAGAGGGGTTTAGCCATCGGCCCGTCCCTCCAGCTTGGATTCCATATCCAACCAGATGGCAACCCGCTCCCATGTGAGATTGGGGTCTGGTACCATTTTTTCCGCTGCGTCCGCTACCACGCAGAGCGCAGCGCAAGCTAATGGCGTGCAGTCAGCGCTAGGCCGCATGGTGCTAATCCGATTAGCAAGCAGCCGGGCCATCTCCTCCAATAACCCACCAGCAGGCGCGGTCAGCGAGGCGGGCTGGGCTGGAGAGAGAGCGGCTGATCGGTCGGCTTCCCTGCGGAGCACTGCAGCAGATACGCGCGTCGTCATCATGGTGTCCAGCCAGTCGGCTACAGCGTGGATCACGGCGCTGGCCTCATTATCGTCAACATGATCACCAGTGAAGTCGTAGATCTCCTCCGCCACCATCTCCACCAGCCCACCAGCAGGCGCAGGCGGCTGGGTGGGTTCCACCTCCTTCAGCGGATCCACTGAAGCAGCCCATTCCATAAGCCGCGAAACCACATCGGAAGCGGTGTGCCCGTCCCACGGGCGGCCGAGGTCCAGCCTGCTGGCGCCCGTGGCATTGGCAAGCGGGTAAAGGTCAACGGGAAGGTGGTAGGTCACGCTGCTCCCTCCCGGAAGCTCGGCACCGGCGATGAACCAGTCATCGCCACCAAAACACTTCTCGCCGTCTGCGTGGCGCAAGCTGAACCAGCAATGCTGTGGCATCGCTCGCATGAGGGCGAGGAACAGGGCGTGGCGGTGTTCGTACAGCTCGGCAAAGGTGTGGTACCCATCGCTGAGCTGCGATGGGTCCACCTCCTGGCGAGGCTGGGCGCTGTGCTCGCGGCCGAGGTTGTAGACGGCGCAGAGGGCGGCAGTAGTAGACCCGTCCTGGAGTCGGCGTGTGTCGTAAAGACTCCACAGCTCCTCATCCGTGGCCACCATTTCCGGGGCGCCACGGGAATGGTCAGCTGGCCCAGCCGGATCTTCAATCTCTGGTAGGGCGGAGAACTCTACCCAAGGGCATCCGCCTGGGTTGTAGCTGTTATACCAAAGTCGCCCCTCTTCGCAGATGGCGTACTCTCGATCCCCGCAGAACGCCACGCTGGCGAACCGACGGCGGCGTTCTGTTGCCTTGTGTGGTGTCATGTCCGACGAGGCCTCTTCCATGGCGGCAACGCGGTCGGCTACTTCAAGGAGGACACGGTAGTGCAGGGGCGAGCTTTGTTCTTCGGCCCAGCGCCGGAGTTTCTCCCACTCGTCTGGTGTTGCCTTGTGTGGAGTGCTCATTGGTCAAATCCTCGCGGTAACAACGATTTCACCCTGGTCCTGATATTTCCCCTGGCGGTCCTCGTAAGTGGTCTCGCAGGGTTCCCCCTCGAAGAACAGCGCTTGAACGATTCCTTCGTTGGCGTAGATTCGACAGTCGGCGCCGCTGGAGTTGCTGAACTCAAGGGTTAGGTGCCCCTCCCAGCCAGCCTCGCCAGGGGTGATGTTCGCGATCACGCCTAGGCGGGCGTAAGTGCTCTTGCCTAGAAAAATGCAGGTGATGTTGCTGGGGATCTTGAGCCGCTCCAGCGCCACGCCAAGCCCATAGGAGTGGGCTGGCAGGATGAAGTAGTCGCCGTCTTCGTCTTGATGCAGCGCCGTGGGTTCCAGGTTGTCGGGGTTGAACCGCTTGGGATTCATCACCGTGCCGGGGATGTGGCGGAAAATGAGAAACTCCTTGGGGCTCAGGCGGAGGTCGTAGCCGTAGGAGCTGATGCCGTAGGAGAGGACGGGGCGCCGTCTGTGGCCGATCGCCAAGGGATCGGGATCCAGTAACTTCACCTTCCGCACCAGGCGCGGCTCAAACGGCGCAATCATGCCGGCGGCGGCTTGTTCGCGGATCCAGCGGTCGTTCTTAAGCATCGGTTTCTGGGGCGGGGGGTTCGGGGTATGGTTGCCAGTGGGTGGGCGGATGCACCTTGGATTCGGTTTTTGTTATTACACGTAAATCACAAAGCCAATACTCCGATCTTCTTGAAGTGTTCAAATTATCTGCACATCTGCCAGGTGCTACACGCCACCAATGGGTAGCGCTTGGACGATACAGTATAATTGGCCTATCTTTTGGCGCAGTCTCAATAGGTTGCCAGCTCATGGCCTAACCCTCGTGAGCACCACCAGTACCAACGCACCAGCGGCGGCACAGAGTGAGGTGGCGAGGATGATCGCAGCTGCGATCATCGTGCAGTCGTCAATCATTGCGAGGCCTCCAGTGCCGCCTCACTGCAGCGGGGCAGGTTGTAGCCCTCCGGCAGGCACCATTGGGTCCTGGTGTCAACCAGATGGGCCAGGGTGCGGGCCTGGACGGTCAGATCCAGGCCTTGGGCCTCGCCCAGCTCACCGTTGTCGGGAAACGCGCGGGCGATGGCTTCAGCGGCCCCGATCAGCACCTCCAGCCGCCGCGCCAGCGGGGCGTTGGGGCTGTCGCCGGGGCGGTTGGGGACGATGGCTACCAGTGCCTCGACGGTCTGGGAGATGGGGTCGGTCATACCTTGCTCCAGTCGATCACGACTGCCGGATGAAGGCAGCCGCTGATGATCAGATCAGGGAGCGTCGCTGACCCGTGGAGGGCAATCGCGTCCGCCAGCTCCTGACGTAGTGCATCGCGGCGCCGGAGCTGCGCCTCCTTGGCCTGTTTGACGCGGGCGGCTTCCACGGCCTGGCGGGCTTCTTCGGCACGCTGGGCGGCCTCTGCGGCGGCGCGTGCCTCGCGCTCCCGTTGCTCGGCCGCTTCCTGTGCCTGGCGGGCGGCTTCAGCGGCTGCGATGGCGGCTTGCTCGCGGCGCTGTGCTTCGGCCTGCTCGCGGGCTTGGCGTTCGATCTCAGCCCGTTCCCGGGCCTGGCGCTCGGCTTCCGCACGCTGGACGGCTTCAGCGGCCTGGCGACGCTCGGCCTCAATCGCCTCTTGCCTGATGCGCTCATCACGCTCGGCCTGCTCCCGGGCGGCACGCTCGGCGCGGAGGGCCTCCAGCTCGGCCTGATCTGCCTCCTGCTGCCGCAAGGTGTCGCGCAGCTCCAACAGCTTGGTCTGTGCGTCTGCATGGCGGGCCTCGCCAGCGGTGCGGAACTCCTCCAAGCTGGTGGTGTCGATCGAGGCCAGCAGCAGCAGCCTGTCGTCAGCCTCGTCGCTGGTGGTCACCCCCTCGGGCAGGGCGGCGATGCGATCGAGGACGGCGCGGTGCTGGGCGATCCGGAACTCCTCTTCGGCGGCGATTTTGTCCAGCTCGTCCTGATGGGGCTTGATCAGGCCCTGGACGGACTCCTTCAGGGTCTTGGCGGTGCTGTCCACTTCGCGGCCACGCTGTAGATGCACGGCTTTGGCATCCTCGCGGGCTCGCTCGATGCTGGCCTTCAGCCGGCGGAGGCCAGCGAGGTAAGAGCGGCAAGCCTTTTCGTCCACCGGCGCCCGGTAGTGAAAAACCTTACCCTCCGCCTCTTGGGTGGCCTGAGCGATCTGGCAGGCCAGGGCCTCCCAGCGGGTGATGGCCTTGGCTTCGTGGGCGGGGACGATCGCGGTTTCTGGCCCCGGCCCTTCCCAATCGGGGTCCCAATCGAGGCCGGGTTGAGTCGGATCTGGTGTGTAGTTCATTCCAGGTTGTTGCGTTGGGCGGGGCTAAGAGATGGGTGGTCACGCTCGTCCAGCTCGCTCAGGTCGGGCTCATCGCTCGGGGCGTCTATGGCTGCGAGAAATTCCTCGCCTCGCTGATCCTCTTCTTGCTGCTCCCGCGCTGCGGCTGCCTCTGCCTCGGCTACGGCAATCCGGGCGGCCTGGACGGCTCCCTGGGCTCGCCAGCAGGCTGCCTCGGCCTCGGCCTTGGCGGCGGCGGCGTGGAGCCGGGGGGCACCCGCCAGAGCGGCGCGGCACTCGGCTATGGCGCGTTCCAGGTCGTCCAGGGTGGGCCAGGGGCGGGGATGAGTGCCGGGGATGGTGATGGCGTTGGCGTCAACCCAAATGTCGTCTCCCTGGCGGGGGGCGCTGGTCAGGGTGAGGGATGCCTCTTGAAACATTCCGGTGTCGGGGTTGACGCGATCCCCGTGCCCATACCAGGCGCGGTCGTCTGGGGTGGTGTGGATCGGCCCAGGCTGGGAGCGTGCCAGCGGCAGGGCCATGGGGATGGCTGTCATGGTGATGAGGCGGGATGGTGGAGTGATGGGACAGCGTTGGGAATGGTTTCAGTCGGCTACCCAGTCCTCCAGTTGGCTTGGGCGATCACCGGCAGGTATTTCGCTGCAGTCGCCATACAGGCCGCTGCAGTCGCCACGCAGGCCGCTGCAGTTGCCCACCAGGCCGCTGCAGTCGCCATACAGGCCGCTGCAGTTGCCCACCAGGCCGCTGCAGTCGCCATACAGGCCGCCGAAGTTGCCCACCAGGCCGCTG